TCGGATATATAGAATTGTGTATTGCATTACGTAAAAATGCAATAAATTGTGAACACCTTATTATCACCAACATTCCTTATCCCATTACGCCATGCATGGTTGTAAATATTATCAGAGCGCTTAAGGTGAGTAGTGTTAAGTCCATTACGCTTAAACATCCATCCTCCAGAGGGTTTGAACCTAATTTTCGTTTGGATGCTCTTTTTCTTCTCTTTTCTAAAATTGAAGATGAATTCCCGAAAATAGTAGGGAAAAGAAACATTGTAAAATATGATAAGACGTTTATAATAGAGTCAGAGATGGCATTGCTTCCCGGCGTTGATGTTGCAGTGTCTGTTCCTGTTCAGTCACCTACGCTAAGCACAATATTTAAAAAATTAAATATCGCCAATCGTCGGGTTTGCATCAAAGGATCATTTTTGTTGTGTGCCTATACCCGTTCCTCCTTCGCATAATAAACTCAACTCGATTAAGAAAATTTCTGTTATGAAGGTAAAGCTCTTATTTTGAATTATGATTTCAACTACTGTACTTACATTCCGTAATCCCGTTATTACGCGTTCTGACATCGAAAAGATAGAAGACGTATTTTTTAAACGAAGTAAACTCATTGTAGTATGCGATATTGGCGAAAGTGAAACGGGAAGCGTTATGACGTTAGATGCATACAAACATCTTATGTGGCTTCTTAAAACGGTAGTAATTTCTTCGGGAGATAAGTTAGTGAAGGTATCTTATCGAGTCAACGAACGTATTACCAAGAAAAGTATAGGTTTAGAAGTGAATCAGTCCTCTTTAAATTTAACGCCATGGACAGAAGATACACGCACCAATAAGACCGGATATCAACAAACACCCAAATATATACAGGACGAATACGATGATCTCAAAAACGTATTCGATATCAGCGGTTTATTTTTAGTACAAGACGGGGATCGAAAGTATTTAGTGCATTAAATTCCGGAAACTTCTAGTAAACAGTTTCATCCTGAAGATGTAGGATGAAACAACTTCAACTTTTCTCTTGTAACTTAGAGTTTCTTGACGAAATAATTGACACCTGCTGATCCACCTCTATTAATCTTTTGTAAACTAACAGTTACGTTATTGGCACCTAATGGTACTCCACCTGACAGTTGAATGGTCGGTGCGTACGGAATTCTAGGGTTGAAGATCATCGTATATCCTCTTAAAACCAAAGGAGCAGTTGTTGCTACTAAAAATGTATTTTGTACTGGATTGGTTACGGTGCACCACTTTACAGATGATGTTTCCACATACCAGTTCCACGTATAATCATCAGGCCATTCTCCGTACCCTCCCTTAATAATAAAAGACATTTCTGTTCCAAGAGGATCATCGGATGCTTGAATGATTACGGTAACTTCACCTCTGACATTTTTTAACTCTACAGGTACCGTATCTATAGGATTTACGCCTGCAACGGATAATATATCTGTAGCGCCGGAAATGACGCGTAGACGTGCTTGCGGATTGTATTCCGCGGACATATATGAAACCGCCATTCTTTTTGTTCCTATTATAAATTTACATCAGGAATTTGTTGTTTTTTATATTCGAAAAAAAATGTTTGTAGTAATATAACAAAACCAATATCCTTAAAAAATATATCGTAAAAATGGCTTCAAATAAAATCCCGAAGAGTATGCTCCATAACAACCTTTTGACGGACGCTGCATTGGAACGTATTATCGCTGTAAACGGTCCTGAAGATGATGGTAAGTATTACGTAAATTATAAAGTTGCGGCCACCGGCAAAGTAATTACGAAAGAGAGTACCAAAAAACGTAATGACCAAGTCATTGCTTATTGGCAACGATCTGCTCCTGCTTCAAGCTCATCACATGCACCCAAACCCGCTACACCTGCGAAAGTTGCGACTTCTGCCAAAAAGGCGAGAAAGCCTCGTGACAAGACCAAGTTGTCTCGCGGTAAAGACAATGAAGTTCACTGCGCCAAGAAAGGCAAAGTGATCAACTTGTCTTATTCCAAGAACACCAAAACTAAGCGCAACGTTTACAAGGCGATGTGCGCGAATGGTGCCACTCGTTTGATTACCCGTACCCAATACGAACGCTATCTTTCAAGAGGCGTTGAGGGACGTCCTCTTCCCGTTAAGGTTAAGAAAGTTGCTGCGAAACGTGCTGGTGCACGCAGTGATGTTGGAAAATACTGTGGATATTACGGTAATTATTACGGAGAAAAATGTATGAAGACCTTGGGCGATGAAAAGGCTTGTGCTAAAATTAAATCTGGCCGTACTAAGTATTGTACCAAAGTTGGTGCTCGCACTCACGTTTCAGGTCGTGGTACTAAGGCTTCTAAGACTCCTCGCCCCAGAGCGTCAAAGGGTATGCTCTCACTCCTCTTTTCCTAAAAAAATAGAAGTTAATATGGTACTATCTGTCTTGACAGATAGTACCATATCGTAATCTTAATTTCTCTTTTTTTATTGGATATTCCATAAAAGAAAAAATGACTCATCGTTTTGGTAAAGTCAAAAAGTCAGAGGCTCCTGACCTCAAAATGCTCTTCAATAAAGGACCTAAAAGGGGTTTGTTCAGGGATTTTGCTTTGAAGAAATTGGTTGGTGTATGGGTGGATAACGAGTCTCGTAAGGAACCGAAGTATCTTGTCGAATATGAAACATCTCGTAATCACACGACAATTAGAGTCAATACACCTGCACGGCATCAGCAGGCACTTGACTACGGTGTGAAGTTGTTACAACCTCATGTGGAGCATGATTCTCCCGTACACACGTACTTTGATTCTCCCATAAGTTCACCGCATATGTCGCCAGTAAGTTCACCTCATTCGTCACCCGCTAAAACTCCTGTTAGAGTTAGCTCACCCATGACTCCTGTTAGAATTTCTCCAGTAAATTCACCACATATTTCTCCTGTTAGAATTTCTCCTGTCAATTCCCCTGTCAATTCCAGAACTATCGTTGCTTTGGTGAAAATGTCTCATAAGACACCCGCGGGTACTCGCGTTTACAAATACTTCCAATCCTTTGGTTTTGATGCATCAAATAACCCTATCTATGAAGAGATTACGAAACCGCATTACGATACGCTTCTTAAGTCTCATCCTCATCTCGGTCGTACGCCTTCTAAACGATCCAAAGGTGTTAACGCTAGGATAAGATGTGATGACAATAAAAGAGTTAAGAAACTTACATACAAAAAGAACCCTAAAACTAAGCGCAACGTATACAAGGCGATCTGCTCTGGAGGTAGTTCTCGTATTATAACTCGCGCTCAATATGAACGTTACGCTAAACGCAAAGGCGTAAAAACCAAGGCGCTTCCTGTAAGACCCGTTTCGAAGCGTCTTCCCAAACGAAGTAACACCATTCAATATTGCGATGCGTACGGTAATTTCTATCAAAATAAGTGCATGGCAGTAATCGGGGATGCATCTGTGTGTGAAGGTATCCGTACCGGAAGAATTGAGTATTGCAACCAAGTCGGCGGACGTACTAAAGTCTCTAATCGAGGATGTGAAACGATCGGTATGTCAACCAGACAGTACAACCTTTTCTCTAAAAAATATCCTAAGACTGAACCTGAATCAGATTCTCGTGGACAACTCTCTCGGAAGAGGTGTGAGAATGCACGTACTTCACGTCGACCTGGGAAATACACCGTAACTGAAAGACCTAAACCTCGCAAAACAAGTGGAATTTTAGGCTTTCTAAATTTATAATCGTAAAAATTGAAATACTTTACACCATAATCGTGTAAAGTAAGAAATCGTCTCACTATATTTCTGGAAGTTATTAGTAAATAATACGCCATGACAATGTATAGCAAAATGCCCGCTCACAATATTGTGAGAGATTGGGAGATGGCACAGGGTGTATCGTCTGCCAAAGACCTTACCCATCAGATCATTCGCGATTACAATATCAGAAGCGTTTGCGTGCAAAATTCTGCTACGAGACCTATCGGTATTGCGATTACTAATTACTATTCTGGTCCCGAACCTCCTGTAAAGTTAACACTTCAAGCGGGTCAGCTTAAATATATCGGTATCAACAGTCATGGCTCTTACCCTCAATATTTGTGGTTATTTGACGCTATTTCAGGGAAAAGAACAGGAACTCCTGCTATTTTTCGTAATGACGCTAATGAATTTGTCATAAGGGATGGATTAAATGAACAGTGGGTGCAACCTTTTCGAACAGGTGTAGTAAGCGCACAAAAATGAGTTACAATGAGCGTAAAAGTGTAAAAACATGAAAATGTGAAAAACTATAAATTCTAAAATTTTAGAATTTATAAGGAACTAAATTCTCATTCTTGAAATGTCGGTACGAACCAATCAGACACGTACGTCTTTGAAAAGTTGTGGTACGGGTGATGCAAGATCTATCCGCAAGGATACTACGCTGAGTATCCGCAAAAACAAAAGACTTGAAGTACAGATGAAACGTCGTGCAACTCCTGCAACGTCAAGCTCGAAGGCTGAAGATCCTTACGAAATCCTCGAAAAATTGCCAGAGATGACAGATGCTGTACTACACGGTAAGAGGACTGAAGCACTCGAAGCGTTAAGATTGTTTAGAGTGTTGTCTTCGTTTGAAGATAACCCTTTTATCCAAGATATCGTTGATTGTAACGTTATCGAGAGACTAATTATTCTTTTGAAGTACGATTCTTTCACGAAGCTACAATACGAATCTGTATGGATTCTCTCTAACATTGCGTCACGCGAAACGCAATTTGTCGAACTTCTTGTCAAAGCCGGAATTTTGCCTCGTCTACTCCATCTTCTCGATTCCAAAGACGATGAAGTTGTTGGGCAAACTGTTTGGTGCATCAGTAACATCGTCGGTGATGGTATTAAACTTCGCGACTTATGCATTGAAAACGGCATTTACAACAAAATTTTGGTTGTGATTCAGAACACAAAAGACAAACTGACTTTGCAAAATTGTGCTTGGTGTCTTCGCAATTTCTTTGTAAAACCTTTACCGGCTTCTGAAAGTGTCTTATCGGCACTTCCTTTACTTTCTCGGATGATGGCCAGTAAGGATCTTGATATTTTACGCGACGTATGTGATGCCGTCTCCAAAATTACTGACTCTTCAAGAAGTGACATATACGCCGTAATCGTTGCGTCGGATATTCCTCGTAAACTTGGATTTCTTTGTCAACGCATTGTAAACGATGACCTAAACGACACACTCACGGAAATCTATATTGCATGCATTCTTGGTAAGTTTGCAATGGGTACCAACACTCAAACTGGGAAAGTAGTCCATCCAGTTATTCTTACGGCGATGCGTAAAATGCTATCTCGGGATAGCGGGAAACTCAATTTTGAAGTTGCATTTGCTCTCTCAAATATGGTCGCCGGCACAGTTTCACAGATCTGCATCATTCTCGACTCTGGCATTTTGGAGAGTGTTATTGAAATAGTCGATTCCGCCAGTTTTTCCGTCAAAAAAGAACTTGTCTGGGTACTCTGCAATTTTTGTGAGTGTGCTCACGTCAAGCATCTCAAAAACTTTCTCGAAAATCACAAGCTTATCGAAAAGTTATGCAGCGTTCTTGATACGTCAGATAACGAATTAATCCTTGTCGTGCTTAAATCGCTCAAAAAGCTTCTTTGTTTGGGTCAAGCATTTGTCGATGCAGCTGCAGGTTTTAAAATTAATCCGTATCGCATTGAAATCGAAAGAGTTGGTGGATTAGACAAACTCGAGAAACTTCAATATTCAGAATCTACCAAGATCTACGAAAAATCAGTGGATCTACTAGGAATGTACTTTGACGCTAATCCCGTCATCGATACCATATGTGATGTTGTTCCTCGAATCGCCGAAGGTGGCGAATCCTTTCTTTTAACCGATGGTCTTTGAATTACATAATTAAAGTAAACTAAATTGCAATTTTCAAGTTACAACAGGTCGTATTAATAGATTCCTGAAACGCATCTTTGCTTTTTGGAAATATACGAGTTCCAGTTGGAATGATCCTCAAAATGCAGACACGTATCTGAACGTATACAAAAATAAAGCTCAAACTTATCCCGATCTTGTATATTCGAGTTCCAGTTAAGATGATCCTCAAAATGCTGATACGTATACAAAAATAAAGCTATTTTTGTCCTGATCTTGTATATGTTTATTCAAAATCGGAAACATCGCACTCGCTGTCTGACCCAAAAAAAGGATCTCTGTCATATTTTGCAGCAAGATCTTCGCCGAGTTCGTCGGTGGCGTAATCAGACCAGTTGGGATGACACTTTTCGCATTTCTCAGAAGGGAAAGCAGGACCTGAACCATCGCAGTTGATACAGCCTGCGCAGTCACATACCATATAACCACAATCAGGGCACACATACTCGGAACTAAAGTCCGGAATCGTTTTGCCAGGATTTTCAAGACCGAAACGGCGGCTCGCTTCAAGAATCGCATACTCTCTAGCGTGAAGTGCGCGCAGTTTACGTTTATCGATTTCTTCTTCGTCAACACCGCAATCGCAATCTTCGCATTCATCACTTTCAACATCACTAGTTTTAGTGTCATGATGATTTCGGACTAATTCCGTGATTTGCTCCTTGGTCTTTGGCTCGGAAGCATCGCGAGGTAAGTTCTCGATTTTTTCAGAAAGAGTTTTAGATTTAGCAGGCATCTTCAGTGTAAGTGATTTTATTAGGGGTAAAAACGCAAATTTCGAAATTTATAGTTTTTCATGTTTTCAAGGATTCATATAAAAGATTGAATAACTTGGCCTGACGGGTCTTATAATTCGTTCGATTCATATTCGATATCGTAGACATCACACGAATCATATCTTTAGAAACCCGTGTACGTTTAAAATAAAAGTAACGTAGATTCGTACTTCGAGAGATACATTCAAATTCTTCGTCTGATAACCCGATGTCTACGTTTCCACATTCCAACAGAATTAAATTGCCTAATATACCTCTTATAGGAGACAGATCCGTTACCAGCGTATGTCCGATACGGATGTATTGTAAAAGTTTGCAATATCTAAGACTGTCTATCGATCTGATATTGCAAAATTTTGCGTTAAAATTGCCTAAATTTGTCATATGTCTTACAACTTGAATATCAGTTACGTTATTCGAATCGATGCACAACATTACCAATCTTTTTGATATGTGACGTAAAGGAGAGATATCCGTAATGTTATTTTTGTCTAGATAACAAGACACCACATAACTAAATTGGTGTCTTTCAAATACTGATATGTTATCTATAGTATTGCCAGACAAATGGATGCGTTGTACTCGAAGTGTATATTGAAGGAACTCTATAGATGAAATAAAATTACTACTTAATGACAATACACGGATGCTAGGTACAAAACGTAAAGCGTTAAATACGTCATCAGTTTGAGTTTGTCTGTTAATGTTGTTGGCACTTAAGAATCTCAACCAAACAAAACCTTCTAAAAAGTATTCAAGCGCGTACGTACCTTCATATTTGGTAGTCAAAGAATGGCAGTAATCTATATATAGATGTCGTAGTTTAGGACACCATTTTCCAAGAGTTTGAGGAATAAAGAGCGTGTTATCGTTTCCATTTGTATTTATGATGTTTTCGCACCATACTCTATAAGAAGAGAAAGAGGTAGGTAAGTTATTACTAAAAGTATCTGGAATTTGGATTCCTAACAGAAAATTTCCAGATATATTAAGGCTTCTCAGATTGGGACAAAACAACAAAGGAGATAGGTCCGTAATGATGTTAAACTTACTTTTTCCATAAGCACGGTTATTTAGGTATAGAACTCTTATATGCGTATTATATTTCAAAAAATTTAAATCTGTTAAACCTGCATTACGAAGATCGGCTATTTTTAACGTAGGATCATTGTCCCGAAGACGCGTAATAAGTTCGCCGTGATACATCGAGAATTCTTAGTCAATGAATTATTCTTTTGGTCTCTTTTTTTATCATTTTTCATTATTTCACCATAACTAAGGTGAAATATCTTCCGACAATTGTTTATTTACGATAAGGTGCAATATTTTGCGTCAAGGGATAATAGGGGCTACCTTGAGATGGAGGAAGCATATGCATTCTACCGTAAGGATCAACTGTTGCCGCAGGAACTCTACTGTGGAAAGGGCGCCATACGTCAATAAAAGGGCCACAAGTTGGCATGGCCGTATCGTAAAGACCTGTGCTAGGTTGAGGTCCATTGGGATTGTACAAAGATACAAGATTTGCATACCATTCGTCTTGAATCAGAGGACGATAGTCTCTGTTACGAAGACCATCACTGTTCACCCAAATATTCATGTTTAAAGTTAAGACGTTATTTTTATCCTTTCACTCACAAATTAAAATTTATGCAATATGTTCGTTTTTGACATCAAAATACAATAAACAAGTTTGGGTTAAAAAAGAGCTTTATTTTTATATACGTTCAAATACGTACGAGTAATTTGATGTTCTCCCTATCTGGAACTTCTTCGAATGTAATTTTACATTCGAAGGTATTCAACGCACGTCATTTTTTCTCATCTTCTGATTGTCTGTGTTCTTCTTCGAGAAAATGTAAATATTTTTGTAAGATACCCTTGAGGGCGTCAGGAAGATTGTAAACGTCAAAAACTATATTTGAAGAATCGTCTACTTGTATTAAATATGGTAAACGATCGATATTTGAATCAGGGGAATAGACGTAGTCGCCGTGAACGCGTGCGTGCTCACACATTAACATGAATATTGTCTCTTTCTCAATTTCGGTACCCGTCGTACACACTTTTACGATACGTTCATGTAGTTTTTCACATGCCGATTTTGGAAATTGATTGTTAACTTCACCTGCACTAAGCGTTTGGTATAGACCATACATCGATTGAAGAATAGAACTTTGGGGTTTATATTGGAGTGTTGTGGTTTCTCTTAAGAGAAACAAAAACAATAATTTTCCATAATAAAAAAACTTACAAAATAGTAGAATACTTCTTGGGAATGTATAAAAATGTCTTGTACTAAAAGTGATTTACACCTTATAGCGTCTTCTAGAATAACGAAACATGCGAAATTCAAAAGTAAACGAGTAATCGAAAAGTATGCACATCATACTTCACAAAAAAAAGCTGTTAATTTTGTAATTGAATTTAGTCAGGGTGATCTTCCTCCCGAGTTTATCCACCCCTATGTAAAATGGAATGTGGTCGGTTCAGGTACTTTTATCATTACGTTCTCTCTGTATAGTTTAGATACGTCTGCGATCACTAAGTTTTTGGTTAAGTTCTTAGATTCGCCGAAAGTCACTTGCGTACGCGACGTTGAATTAATAGACGCATTCATGCTATAAACAAGTTCCAGATAAGGAGAACCTCAAATTGCATATACGTATTTGAACGTATACAAAAATAAAGCTCTTCTCATCCCTAACTCGTATATTAAAATTAGTGGAAACATACACTGCGTTGTATGGTGTATGTTTCAATCATTTTACCATTACTAAAGTATAATTTGATCTATTTTTTGATTGTTAATATTCATGCGCCATCTTAATGCCTGCTTCCCATGGGGTGTTGTGAGGAGTAACGCTGTCTGGCATCTTGAGTTGTTGGTCATCATCATCATCGACAGCAGAAAGTTGAGATTGGAATGCTGGTTGTCTTCCGGCAGGCATCTGAGGACCTCCTCTTCCTGCCCCTGGAAACCCGCCTCTAGCTGAAGGATGACCTTGTTGAGGATAACCATGAGAAGGTTGAGGTTGTTGCACGAAAGACGATTGTTGAAATTGGCCTGGATGTTGTTGTACCTGACGTACCTCGCTTATCATCTTTCTTAACCATGAACGTAACGAAACCAAATTCTTTTTCTTTCCTGAGAATTTTGCGTAAGCAATGTGATTAACAAACAACGCGATAATAGGTGTAACTGCAATGGGAAGATTCGATGCACGAGACATGGCAACGACTGCGGGCTGTTCGGTGATATTTAAGATGCCGTATTGTATACTGCGTTCTTCACCCGAAAGAGTGTAAAAAATGGGTTGTACTGCAGCAGAACCATCACACTGATTCATTTTGATCATTACGCATACGATACCTGGAACCGATATGGAAAGAATGTTTCGGTTATTCCCAGAAAGATAAAAGTTTGACGCACCCAAATTCATTGGCGCTGCCATTTTTGATAAAGTTAATTATTACGATACTTTTTATTTATGGCTTCACTTCGATTGCAGAGAGTTACAGCATAAAATACCTTGTTACACTTTTATTATTTCGCCATATTGAACGTGAAATTAATTCAAGTGATAAAAGAATATTGCTGTAACTCATTTTCTAACTATAAAATTTTAGGTTTATTTAATAATTTACTTGATCATCACTTAACAATAAATTAATAAAGATATCAAAGGGAGCCCGTGAAATGGATGATCTACTTTATTCGTTTCTTGACGGAGGAACATCAGGTTTTACGCTTGACTACACTAACGTCGCGTCAACTAAACCTCGGACCACCAAAAAAACGTCTCCTAAAGCAAAAGTGCCATGCATACCGCCCAAAAAGATGTCAACGAATGATAGCGAATTTATCAGTAGGGATCTGGTAAAAGGAGCGCGTAAAGAGTTGATTGACATTGCAAAGCGTCACTGTTTATCAGGAACAGGTAAAGATGTCGAAATTCTTGGAAAATTGCGTACGCTTAAAGAAACACTCGATGCGCTGCCCGTAACACATTCACCTCCCAAGAAGCTTACTCCTGTCAAAGTGGGGACTAGTCCCGCCAAATCCCCTATGAAGCCAACTAGCTCTTCTTCTTATAGTCCTACCAAATCCCCTAAGAAGCCTACACCCGTTAGAGTGAGTCCTCCCAAATCCCCTATGAAGCCTACTAGTTCTTCTTCTAGCCCTTCCAGTTCTTCAAAAGTTACTAAGAAAGCGGCAAGAAAGAAAAAGTGTGTTAAGCGTGATCTTATAGCTAAACCTTGGCAAAAGGAAGAAATAGACTTCGCTAAGTCCGTAAACAATGCAACAAACCAACAGACTGCGTTGAATAAGAATCGCGGACTTGCCTTACAACTTGCAGGAGATCAGTGTCTTCCGAAGAGGAAAAATGAAGAATTATATGCTGCTATGTCGTTTGCTAAACAGTTAGCCGATATACCCGTTTCAAATATCTCTTCTTCGGCTGCATTACATCTTGCTGCACGTGAGAATAAGAAGTGTCTCAACTTTTACGAAGAAGGCAAACCTCTTCCCGAAGGTGACGTATGTCAAGGTTGTGAACTCAAGGATGGTAACGTTGATTGCGAGTGGAGCTTGGAAGGAAATAACATCTCCGGAGATAAGTTTATGCTTGTATTGGGTGATAGCAAGCCTATCTTTGGAGGAGAAGAACCTCTTAAATGGCTTAACTCTAATAAGTTTGATAATAAAGGTAAAATTGTTAAATTAGGGGAAAATAGTGTGACATACAAAAACGCAATTGATTCAAAAAGAGAAGCTGAAGCAACTGCGAATGCTGCCAAAAAGCAGTCACCGGGTAAAGGTAAATCTCCTGCGAATCAATTTACACAAGCAGACGTTGAAGAAGCACAAAAATCTCTTAAAGAAACTGAAGCCATGCGCGAAAAAGATCGTGAAGCTGAAGCTAAGGCACAACGTAAAGCCGCGAAAGAAGAGGAAGTTCGTCGTAAAGCTGCAGAAGACGCCGAGAAAGCCGCTAAAAAGCAGTCACCGGGTAAAGGTAAATCTCCTATGAAACCGAAACCTCCTTCAAGTTTAATCCATACACCTTTGTCTGCATCTTCAAGTTCAACTTCCTCTGCTCGTGTGCAGGCCGCTGACCTTACCGACTTCTTTGCCAAGTGCATAGCAGCCAAAATGAATACATAAATCCGTATTTGATTTCTATATTATTTTTCATATCAAAATGATATGAAAAACGAAATTCCGTTTATCGCAGATAATTTGTTAGCGATGCGTAGCCGCCTCTGACGTTAGCTTCTTTACGTCCTTCAATGTAAGGTTGTGTTTCAACGCCTTTGATAAATTTGTCTACGTCTACTCGCTTTGGTTCGATACCAACGTCGGGTACAAAAGGTCTTTTACCGTTATACGGAATATTTGGATCTTTCAACCAATCTGGAATGTTTGATTCAAAGTGCATTAACCTGAAATAAGGACTTCCCATTTTGTACGTGAAAATCGAAATTGATGGCTTCTCTTATCTCAATGAACTTATTTCATTACGAGAAAAATATGAGTTACGGCTAAATGAAAAGATTACAGAATACTGTAGTACTTTCACCTTCAATATGGCGAAATAATAATACTGAGTCTCTCCTCGAGTTTCTATGCTTAAAATATAAAAATTAGGAAAAAGGATCTCAAAAATGGTGGAAATGCATACTGATCACTAAAAACTTATCTTAAGAATTATCTGGGATAGTAGTAACCAATGGAGGCATTCAGGTCTTTTTTGGATAACTACCGCGTGAAGTTCGGAGAATCTTCTACGCACACCACTAAGTCTACTGGTGACATCCCCAACGGTTGGGGAAGTGCTTCCTACTACATTGAAAAATCCAAGATAGAGCAATTTACAAAATTACACAATGACGCAATTTGGGAGAATAACCAAAGTGCTAAACCCTCTTTTATTACGTTGACTGAAAAACCGAACATTTTTGCTCCATTAAGAGTCGACTTTGACTTCAAAGCTCCTCCTGAAGTCGGTACAAAGCGCCAATATACAAAAGAAACACTTCGACAGATCGTCAATATCTATCAAGAAGAAATAGCGATGGTAATCGATAAATCGGTTTTCACCGAGGAGATTCTATGGTGCATCGTCCTCGAAAAACCTGCACCGCGTATGGAGAACCTAGAAATCAAGGATGGGTTCCATCTCCATTTCCCCTATTTTATATGCGAAAAATGGACTTCAGACGACTACTTGCGTTCACGCGTCGTTGGAAGAATGGTACAAGAAGGGATCTGGAAAGGTACGACGCTGAAGACAAAGCCTGAAGACATTATTGATACTGGTATGGCTATGAAGCCTTGGATGATGTACGGGTCTTGCAATTACAAAAATACCGCGTCAAAGCCTTACTTATACCGAAGAAATGACGAATCTGCTCCCAAATTAGATGGTAAGCGTATTCGTGAGTATGGTCACGCATTCGACCATAACCGAGAAGAGATTACACTTGACCACCTTTTCCATGCTAAACTGGCTGGAAGGAAAAAGCATCCTGCATATTATCTCCCCGAATTTCTTACGACAAGAGGTTTTTCTTCACCAACTATTCTTCGATCTGAAATCGAGAAGCGTAAGAATATGGTTACGCAAGGTGTCGGAAGACGTCGTCGCGCTATCATCAAGCGACGAACCGATGAAGAAGTTTTAGAAGATATCAAGAAGATCAAAGATGGTGATATCATGTCCATGTTGTCTGATAATCGAGCTGAAGGATATAACGACTGGATGGAGGTCGGATGGACGCTCTTTAGCATTGGACAAGGACATCAAGAGTGTTTAGACATGTGGATCGACTTTTCAAAACGCTCTTCAAAATTCGTAGAAGGGACTTGCGAAATAGAGTGGAATAAGATGCAGGTGCGTGATAAGACTCTTGGTAGTCTTATGCGTATGGCTATGATCGATTCACCTGATGAATACAAGAATTACAAGAATTACAATATCATGCATCTCGCTAAAGATTGTCTTCGTTTCAGTCGCCCTACAGAATGCGCTATCGCACGTATTATATGGTGTAAATACGGAGACAGGTTTGTGTGTGCTGATGCAAGAAACGACGTGTGGTTTCAATACGGTACGCATAAATGGGAAGAGATGGAAGATGGTCTCGAACTCAAGGGGATCTTGTTATCAGAAATCTCCGAGATATTTTTTCAGATGGAGAAGGACATATCCAAAAGAGTCGCCGATTTAACCTTTGACTTGCACCATCTCGACCGCGAAGATGCGGGAAGAAACGAACTTACTATGGAAATCAAAAAGATGAAGGAAAATGCCAAGAGAGCTCGCGCTAACGGAGAATCTCTTTGGACTAACCACTTTCAACGCCAAGTTGTTACCGCTTGCAAGATTAAGATGTTCAATCCTAAATTTTTTGATAAACTCAATACCAATTACAAACTCGTGGGTTTCGAGAACGGTGTTCTTGATCTCGAATTGCACCATTTTCGCGATGGAAGGCCTGATGATTACATTTCGATATCAACAGATGTTGAATTCCAAACTTTTAGACCCGATGACGACGAAATACGTGAAATAGAAGAGTATATGATGAAGGTGTATCCTAACCCAAATATCCGAGAATGCGCATGGAACGTATTTTCACTGTGTCTCGAAGGTAACGTACAAAAATCTTTTGTCATTCCTACAGGAGGATCAGATGGTGCCAAGACCATGACTTTTAATCTTTTGAGTGCAGGTTTTGGCGGTTATTTCACTCGAGTTGCTCGAGAACAATTCGTTCAACGTACGAATAGTAATAACTCCTCTTCCGCTCGACCTGATATTCTTGCATTCAAAGGAATGCGTATTGTTGCCGGTACAGAGTTGACAGAAAAAGATAATATCAACTGTTCGTTCGTCAAAGAGTTTACGGGTCAAGAAGTCACCAAGGCGCGTGGCATGTTCTCTGACAAGTATCGTTCATTCAAGCTTAATGCGGTGTTATTCTTGGGATGTAACAAAAAACCTCAGATCGACGGAAGAGATGAAGCAACATTCAGTCGTATCATCGTTATCGACCATCAGTCTAAATTCGTCTTACCCAAAGATTATGATAAGTTCCCCGTTCCTGAAACGTTCGAAGAACAGATGGCCATGAGACGATTCAAGGCCGATTCCGCCTTTTATGCTCGACTACCAGATCTTGCACCTGCTTTCATGTTCTTGTTGTATGAACGTTATAAGCGTATACGTAACAACATTCCTCCTCTTCCTGAAGAAGTGAAGATGTCCACATCCCAATACCAAGCTGAAAATGACGTATTCAGAAAGTTCGTCATGCAACGCCTTGTCAAAGTTGCCGACGCTACCGCGAAGAAGAAATATATCGTATCGTCATTGATCGCACAAGACTTCAATACATGGTACAAAGCGAATTACTCATATATGCAACAAAACACAGGTCCTCATGCGCTTCTGATAGAACTGAAAGCGTTACTAT